CACCCAATGCCACGTTCTTGCACGTCCATGCTCAAATACATACATACATACCACTGCGTATAGGCACAACATGAGTGTGCGACCATGTGAGTGTGTAATGAGTGTGGAAAAATATAAAATAAGGAGATATATTATCCCCTTATATTATACTTAGGTGCATAGATTAGGCGTCCATGAAGGAGTTAACCATCTTCTCCCTAGCCCCATGAGCGAGGAAGGCGACCACCTGAGATCTATTGCTATGACTGCATAGTTGACAGTTACTACATGTTACTTTGTCATGTAATTGTGCTGGGCAAATTGTTACCTTGTGCCCTGCTGGTGTATGTGTTGGTGTGTCCTTATCCGAGGGAACAACACACACAGCCGGTAGTCCCTGTGCTCGAGCATCATCACATTGTGTGAGTGATTCGCAGCTGGCGTTAATGGTAAAACCATTCTTGTTTGCATACTTAAGAGCTTCCTTGTTGTGAGTATTTAACTTATGATGGGAGTAGGTATATCCCTTGGCACCACTGGCAGAGTTAGCTTCAACTAATTGCTTAAGTAGTGCAAGGTTAATTAACTCTTGCCCATCAGGTGCCGTCACATATGGGAGATCCCCAGATACATTGTGACGCCAGAGTTGTCCAGCATTTAATTGTGATACAAAAGCTGAGAGGTCATCCCATGTACCACCGCGCTTGCCTTCAGTGACCTTGCGCCAGTGCCATGACTGGGGTCCAGTCTTCGCATAGCATCCGTCCCACATTGGGCATGTGGTCGGGCATGTGCCAGCTTCGCTGGTTGTAACTGGGATCTTGCCTACCTTGGCATTGCTTGATCGCTTCGTGATATGTACTCGGGTCATGATGCACCTCGAATGATATCTTCCTTTGCTATGCAAAGAAGCTCGAACATGTCCCATCCGTTAGTATCTAAGACGCTTAAGTCTTGCAACTTAAGACCTAGATCCTTGAGAACATGATCTATAACTGCATCTTTGATGAAGTTATCTGATGTATCGATACTCATCATCAGCTCAAGCTACACTCTGTGTAGCAAGTAGGGCTGGTAACTCATTAGCGTGGTAGCTATTACCAATTCTTTGGTAAGTCATAGCACCAGTCTGTGGTCTATATCTATTCTCTGGAATAGATTTCTTACTTAAGAACTGGATCCAGAATCCAAGTGATTTATTATTATCAAGCAATAGACTTACAAGTCTACGTCTTGAGACATTCTTGTAAAGATACTCTTCACCAGATTTTTTAAATCTGATAATGCAGCGTCCTTGTAGGACGTTAACAGCAGCGAACTCAACGGCGTCGCTAAACCTACGGTTTACGATAGTGTAACCAAACATAATAATTCTCCGAATTAAATTAAAGATTTGGATATAAATATCCAAGTGACTGCAACGGATTTGCACCGTTCATGATGTGTTGTTGGTATACACCACACACCATGCACTAGTGACAGTCTAGTATCTTACGATACTAAGGTGTATCGATTAGCACTTATATGAACGGCGGTGAGCTATGCTCTGCTCTGTGCCTTTACCCAAATCCTCACTTTCGTGGTCGCCATCACCGTTTTCTCTACGGACTTGGAGCTCTACACTCCGCTTATAAAAGCTGGTCAACTTCTTGTCCTGCTGGTATTCACTGGACTCAAGAGACTTTACGTCTCTGTGGCTGCTCTGGTTTGTTGTTCGTCGAAATTCTGTTGAGAGTAGTTTGTCGTTTAGTTTATTTATCTCTCTCACCCTAAAGGGAGAGATCAATAAAGTAAACGTAAAACAAACTATCTCTATCTCATTATACCACAGTGTATCGGTTAGTCATCCAAACCAATCAACAAACTGTCACAAGCCCCACCATATCCCTTGCTATCACTAACTAAATTCATTTGTTCAAATTGTTGGGCAACAGATCGCGAGAGAGAGAGCGCGAGACGGATAAACCGCGCCCGAGTGCGGCTGCGTGCGTTAATTGATCGCCCGCGCCCCCGTTTGAAGGGCTCAACATGTGTTATCCCTGCAAATCCGCTGCTATGACAGGGCTGACGAGGGATTATATATCCTGCGACAGTACTTGCACCCCCCTAGGGGGTTATTCGCGCGCACGCTCTTAGCGAATAGACCTGAGAAATTTATGTCATTTTTTAAAGAGACCCAATCTCCTTAATACATAAATACTCAGTATTGTCCAAAATGCAATCTCTAAACCAACATTATTCATCATCTTTCTCCGGGAAGTAGCCAATGGTATATCCATTACCGTCTTCACACTCTTCTACCACAGCTTCATAGACAGTATCAGGATGTTCTACCATGTACTTCTCTATAGCTGTATCTACAGTCTGTTTAGCTTTTAATTCAATATATCTATTCTCTAAACCAATCAACATACCAAGTATTAAGAAGTTGAGAGGTGGGAAAGGAGTCTTCAGACTCTTATATAACTCTTGAAAGGTTATTATCTTTAGTTTAGGCATATATAGTGTTATTAATAGAACTCTCTAATCCGAACCCTTTTGGGAAGTGGAGAGTAGTTGTTTTAAAGGAATATCATTCACGGATATTTATTAAAAGGGACTGGTAGTTTTAGTACCTAGTCCCTTACAGAGGTCCACCCTTCCCCTGTATAGATAGGGGTACCCCCTTAAACCCAGTTAGGAGCTTCTTTATTTGTTGTCTTAGTTCTAGCTTGTTGTCTTTGGTTAACATCCATTCCAAGTACTAAATGATTAGCACTACCTTGTGGATCATCTAAGAATTGTTCTAGTATGTCGTCCCACTCTTCACGTTTACGTAGGTTAATCTGTTCCTGTGCAGAGATAGACAGAGCATCGGTAAAGTATTTAACGCCTTGAGCAAGACAATCTAATCTGTCATCATGCTTAACGGCATACTTCATCCGACACATCCTACTCATTTGGTAGAAGAGCATGTAGAGAAGTCTTTGTTCTGGAGCATGTTCTTGGTTTGAGTTATAGTCCCAATCAATAACAGACCTATTAACAACAAGGCGATGTTGGTTGAGAACAGGCTCAAGGCTATCAATGATTCTGTCTTCTTTCCTAACATTCGCTCTAACTTCATCCACAAAAATGTTCTGCTTTGTTTGTTGAAGGTGTTTTTTAAAAAGTTCACTTACTATTCCGTCTCCAAAGTTTGTCTCTACTACTAAGGTAGAAACGTTGTATTTCTTGCAGCCCTTTAGTATGTCAAGCAAGGTATTGTCTGAGTACCCATCTCGATAGGCTCGCACTTCGTGAAGATAGAGAAAGCCATTCTTTTGGGAGATGTAGCAAGCTGCTGTCTCATCAGATCCTCTTCCGCTGGGGTCAACCGAGCAGATGGTTTCTTGATACGGGGTCCATTCACCTTGTAGTTGCATAGGTGAGTAGAAATAATCCCCGGGAAGTCCCACTGTTGGCAGATCTTTGATGACATTTCTTGGATCGGAGCACCATATGACATTATCGGGTGCTTCAGTAGGATTAATACTGGTAACAACCAAGTCAGCCATTTTAAGAGGAAACTTCTCAGCGTCAGACAGACTTGTATCAAGCATGAACTGAAGCATAAAGTTGCTTCGTCCCATAGATGCTTCTCTTTGTTGTAGGTCTTCATCATCGAAGCGGTCAGGGTCTGTAGATTCACCCGGTTCTGCGCCATGATCTATATCTTCTTGTAATTGTGGAGCTATTAGCCCTTCATATGGAGTGATGTTTTTTGGGAATCTTGCCGGCCAAACAAATGGTCTATAATTCCGCTCTGCCAACTTACGATAAACAGTAAAAGTAGTCTGAGGAGTCCCGAGATACATAATACGGCTATCGTCTTTCGGCGTAAGGATTGATTCGGCTTCGGTACAAAGTTGAAGAAGTTTTTCACGCATTAACTCCGTCATACTGTTTCCGGGAACTTCTATGTCGTCTAGGATCATTAAGTCTGCACGACTTCCAGTCATTTGACCAGTTATACCAACTGATTTGACTGAAGGTGCTTGGTGAGGTGAACATAAAACATCAAATGATATACGTGACCATCTAGCATCGTCAGACTTAGGTCTTAGATGCTTTAGCCAAGGTGTTTCGATAATTAGCTTCTGTAAAAAGATGCTCATGTTGTCTGCTCTCTCTTTAGAGGCAGAAATTATCATTATTTTCTTTTCGGAGTTATTAAATAGAGTCCATAAAACAAAAGCACCAGTAATCCAGCTCTTGCCAACTCCCCGAAACGCCTGTATTTGTAGTCGCTTGGGACCACTCTGCAAATAATCTGCAATTGCATATTGTGCCCTCGTTGGTTGAGGTAGATCAAGCTGGTCCCACAAAGCTTGCAGAAACAGCTTGAAATCGCCCTGTAAGGCGGTTAAAGTGTCATTCATATACGAATGTGTATAAGTTTAGTTAGTACGTCTTCCACGGCTGTCGTAGGTGGGTGCACCAGACAATACATCTGGTTCTGATCTGTCCCTATCGCTTGATCTAAGACCAACAGATAATTCTAAATCTTGTATTCGTTCCCAATCCTTACCGTTTGCCCAGTCTTTATAAGTAGCTGCACTCCAGCTAAGCATTGACATTGAAGCAGCTGGGATATTACCTGTAGCGGTGGCATATAACCCTGTCCATCCAGCAGCAGCTCTCATTTCGTCTATTTTTCTTTGCTCTGCATCACCGTCATAGTCAGTTATAAATGGTTTGACACTAGCACTAACATCATCAATTAAACCAAGTCCTAAAACCCCAGTTGCAGCTGCACCTTTTGCTATTGTTTTAACAGGTGTCGGGATTAAATTACTTGTATGATTAACGTTCTTTAAAACTTTTAGAATTACATCTTTAGCAGTACGTTTACCAGCTTTAACTACTTTATTGTTAACTACCTCAAAGTCTGAACCGATAGCTCTTCTAGCACTACTATATTGCTTTAAATCATCAAAAGATTTTATTTGTGGATTCTTAGTTCCATCCCCAATAACAGTAGTTTCAGGAGATATAATTCCTTGTTTTTTATAATTTTCTACTTCTGCAAGTAATTGTGCAGCTTCATCCACATCGCTTCGTGTAGTAGCAGCTAATTTATCTGCTGCCTTAATTTGTTCATCAAGATCTCCAGCATTAGCAACTCTTTGCATATCACCAGCAGAGGGAACTACAGCTTCTTCTATGAGTGAAACACCTTTTCCAGAAACACCAATTTGTTTGTTTAAAAAATCTTGTAAATAACTTTCAGGAACGTGTAGTTCATTAGCAATTGAAGAAATTTTAAGACCGGGTTTTTTACCTTTAGGTCTATTACCAAGAACTTCTACTCCTTCTTCATTAATTCTATTCCACGTTAATTCTGTCGCAGCATTTGCTCCAACATTAGGTCCGCCTAGTGCAGATGGTACAAAATGACCAATATCAAAGTCAATGCCATATTTAGCTTTTAAAGCTCTATTAATTTCTCCCCATTTTCTCCATTCTGCTCTAGCATTCTTAGCCCATTTCTTTCCAGCTTCTTCAGTAAATGGTTTAATTTTTGTTTTGCCAGTTGGATCATTTGGATCAGGTATTTCATGGTTATTAGCCCAGTCAACAATAGTATCTAATACTTTGTCGCTAAATTGTCGTGAATTATAACTTATGCCTTTACTGCCAGCTTTTAATGGTAATCCTTTATATTTAAGATTATCAATTTTATCTTTAAGCATTGGATCATTAGCCCAATCTACCCCTTGTGCTGTCAGTTGACGTTTAGCTTCTCCTTGGATAATCCCATTTAATATCCCCCTTTTAATACCGTTGATATATCTTGTTTTTTCATTTTTATCTATAATGTTTGCAATTTTTACACTTTGTTTTTGTATTTGTTTTTGAAACACAGCATCTACAACTTTTCTAAAATGTTCTGCACTTTTAAATTTTGAAGGAATATTTTTCCCACTAAATAAACCAGCTTCTTGATAACGTTTAAAAATTACTTCTAAATGTTGTGGATCTTTTAGATTAGTTGATAATAATTGCTTATCTATATCAGGGGTCTTTTTTAAAAATTTAGAAGGAACTTTACTTTTGACATATGCGTCAGCTTCTTTCTGTATTTGTTTTTTGCTAATTCCCATTAAAAAAGCCCCTTACGGGGCGGTATATGTACATAGGTGTATAAGTTATGCAGCGATGTGGTCGCTTATCGTTCTTTCTCTAAGTGGACTATGCCCAAATCTGTCTCTCATCCAAGAGAGCCAGTTTCTACTACCTTTATCCTGATTGCACTTCCGACAGGCACATACAACATTAGTCGTAAGGTTTTGCCCACCTCTGCTACGAGGTTTAACGTGATCGAGTGTAAGTTCTTTAAATTCATAAGTTTCTCCGCAATAAACACATGTACATTTGAAATGCTCTTTTACAGCTCTTCTCCAGAGCCGTTTAGAATCTGAACTTGTCATGGTTATTAGGTTGTGTAAGTAATGTTTTGGACTAGGTAGTAGAGGGGTCATTTACGTATCTTGAGTCTGCTTTTTCGGTTCTTTGATGGACTTTGGAGTCTTCCTTTGGTCGTACTCCCCTTATAGTGAGCAGCGTCTTTCCCGTCACCATTTCCGTAAGTACCAAGTTTCCGATTAAGTTTGTTTGCATTGACACGTATCTTTAATCCTCTTTTAGTTTTGTTGTACGCTTTTTGTTGAGCTTTGTAGTTACCGTTTGCGTACTTAGCTCCTTTGTTTGGCATAAAGTCTCCTTTTAACTAACTCTGGATCTATTTCTGGTAATACATTCGCCAGCTTTTGTAAGGGGTTGCCATCATATGCAACACCTGAAATATCGTTTGATTTAAGCCAATCACAGGCTGCTTTTAAGTCTTGAGTTGTAGCTTCTCCGCTTTTTACTCTTTCTAAAAATTCTTTTGTGACCAACTGGTGGAGTTCATTAAATTGCTCTTCAGTTGCCTTTTTCATTGTTTTTCATAAAAAAAGCCCTCTCAGAATCGCCTACAAGGGCAATGAAAAAAGGGCTGGTTATATTTGTACCTATAGTTTTAGGCTTTTTTCTTCTTAGGAAAGCCAGCTTTCATATTTGCGTAAGCTTTTGGGGTGACAGTACTTTTAGATTTCGGTCTACTTGTACCAGCTTTCTTACGCTTGTTGATATTTGCGTATAAGCCTTGTTTTGCCATTATTCAATGCCTAAACCTTTTTTGACAATTGCTAATGCTTTATCGTCGAGGTCATTATCTGATTGCTCAACTAACTTTTGTAAAAGGTCAATAACGAATGTTTTAAATTTTGGACTTCTTAATGCAGAAAGTACGAATGGTCTTGCTAGTGCTAACATTTTAATTTTGTAATAAGGATTGTATAGGAACTACATCACTGCACAAATGTGCAACTCTCGTTTCCGGGCGAAGGGTGAAACCCTTGCGTTGTAATTCGGCACATTTAAGAGCACGTACCAGCTCATAGTCGAGACGATCTTTTTGTATTCTTGATTCAGCCATGCGTTCACATTGCTTAGTCAAGTCTCGATTTAAAGGAACTGAGAAGTTTACTTGAAAACCCCAGTTCTCTGATATGACATAACCATCTTCTGTTTGAGGTTCAGTGTCATTACCCATATAAAATGGGCTAAATGTCATCGTGCTGCCGTTGCAAGAAACGTTGCCACCAAAGGATTGTCGGCTAGGTGCTCCATTGTTCTGGAATTGCACTGCCTGATTGGTGACATTTCCCGTTGCTGCGGCGACAGGGTTCGATGAATTATTGGTGTCTCCTTCTGCTAGTACTGGACTTATTGAGAGAAGACAGAGAGCGATGTAGTAGTAGAGTTTGTTGTGATATCTCGAACGGTATCTATTGTCTCTATTAACCCTGCTGCTCTTGATGTTGTTTCTAATGTCCACGGTAGTGTTGTGTCAGTTACTGTGAATACTGCATCTCCACCACTAATACCAGCACTAGCTGAAGAAGTTATGTTTGATCCACTCCATGTATTTACTTCGGCTCCAAAGACTTCTTGTGAAATTGTTTCTTGAATCGTTTGGATAGTTGTGGTGGTTGAATTCATTGACCCTGAAGTAAATTGTGGGGTCACAGTGTTGGCTCTAACTATGCTGGGTGATAACAGAGCTAAAAGCAGAATTAGTTTTTTCATACTTTTGTTGTTGGTTTTTTAGCCATTGGGCATTCTGGTTTTTTACCATTGCCATTTTTTCCAGTCGTCAAGCCGAATGTGGCTAGGGCTCCAGTAAATACGCTTGCGACAAAAGTGATATCTGAGTTACCAGATTTCTTTACCATTGGAATCTCAACGTAGTTCATCGTGATGATGAAACCAGACCAGACAACAACGCCTAACCTGACTACAGTTCCCAGAAATTCTATTTGGTGTTCTTTGTCTTCTGCAAGATCTTTTACCTTACCTAAGAAACCTTTTTCTTTGACTGACTTATCTTCTTCCATGTAGTTTTTAATATTGGTTTCATTGCAGTCACTACGTATTTAAATGCTGCTGTAGCTGTTAAAGTTGCAGCCACAGAAACAACCGCAGTAGTTGTTGCCGTTACTAAGATCTCAGTCTCAGGTATTGGCATTTGTTTATCTATAAAAGGTATGTCTACCTTTCTCATTCCCGGAGATTCCGGCTCTTCAGAAGCAGTTCCTTCAGGTTCTTCTTGTGCTTGTAAATCACTAGGAGGTACAACCATAGGAGTGTAAGAAGGAACATCTGCTGTTGGTAAAGGTATAGATATTGTTTTTAAAGGTATTGGATCAGGAAGAACTATCTGTGGTATTTCCAATTGGTTCTTCCTCTTCTACAGGAACAAATTCTTGTATTTGACGTTCTATTTCAAGTATGGCTCCAGTCAATTGATCAAATGATCTAGACAATTGCATACGTTGTAGATTCAATTGTTGTAATCTTTCTTGTAATTTTTCCATGGGTGTTTAATAACTTTATTCGTAGATTTTCTTACCAGCTACCACTGCTGCGTCTATTGCAGTAAATGATTCTGATGTCCAGATAGATGTGGTTTCATCTAGTTTTTTGTAAGCTTTGATGATTTCAAGATGCTCTACATTACGTTTAACTCTATCTTTGTATTCATCTGTTGTTTCGTCATCAGTTTTAGCGATACCTATTACAGTAACGCTATCACCGGCAGCAGCAAAGATCGCTGCGATTTCATCAGTAGTTCTTTCTTCCATTGTTTTAAAAAAATAATTTGTTTAATTGTTTACGCAGCTTCGAGGGCTGTGACTTTTGTTGATAACTCTTTTATTGCGTTTACAAGTATTGGAACTAAATGTTCTCCTTTATACTTTAAATTTTCTGAATCCTTATTATCGATAATTGCTGGATCAGATCCTTCTAAAGCAAGAATATCTTGAGCTATAAATCCTAATCGTTTATCACCATGTTTAACATCTGACTCACGATTTTTTCTAAACCAGAATGATTTAGGTTTTAGTTGATTTACAAAATCTAAACCTGTTGTGATATCTTGTATATCTGTCTTATCTCTTTCATCTGAAGTAACTGTAAGAGCTATTTTACTATATGCATAAGCATGACTATTATTACCAAGACAAATAATATCACTTTGTGTAGTTATAGTATTAGAAGGACTAGATGATCTTCCAGCACTTACACCTAAAGCTAAGTTGTTACTACCAGTAGTAAGATCGTAAAGTGCATTAACACCTAAACCAGAGTTGTTTGTACCTGTAGTTGCACTATGTAAAGCTTGCATACCACAAGCAGTTTGACCACCACCTGTTGTATTTAATATCAAAGCACTCCTACCTATCGCTACGTTAGAAGCTCCAGTTGTGTTTGTTTCTAACGCACTCTTACCAACAGCAGTGTTATTAGAAGCACTGGTATTACCATACAAGGCATACATACCTACTGCTACGTTAGAAGCTCCAGTGGTGTTTTTATCCATTGATTCTCTACCCATACTGGTATTACCAGTACCAGTAGTAGTCCTTGTTTGTGAATTTTGACCAACAGCAGTGTTATCATCACCTGTAGTATTTGCGTCTAAAGCGTTAGCTCCAACCGCAGTGTTTCTTCCTCCAGTTGTGTTTGCTTGTAATGTACGATGTCCTAAAGCAGTACTATTAGATCCAGTAGTATTATTAGCGAGACTTTGTTCTCCTACAGCTACATGATAACTACCAGTTGTGTTATTTGTTAAAGAATATAATCCGAAAGCATTATTTTGTACTCCAGTTGTATTTGTAGTTAAAGCTAAAGCACCCACAGCAACGTTTGAATGTCCTGTTGTGTTTGTAACCATTGCTCTATGACCTAACGCTGTATTGTAAGTACCAGTCGTATTGCTGTGTAAAGCAAACGCTCCAAAAGCATTATTGTCCGATATTGTATTTAAAGTTAAAGCACCATAACCAACGGCATTATTATTACCACCTGTCTGGTTGTTAGATAAAGCTATCATTCCAACAGCAGTGTTATAACCTCCAGTTGTGTTTGCTTTTAAAGCATCTTTACCAAAAGCTGAGTTATTACTTGCTGTAGTATTATTCTGTAAAGCACTTCTTCCAAAAGCACTATTACTATCACCAGTTGTACTGCTTTGTAATGCATAAGTTCCTAAAGAGCTATTACTATCACCAGTGGTGTTTGATGTTAATCCGTTATAACCAATAGCAGTATTATTACTAGCAGTTGTGTTTGCAACTAAAGAACGATCTCCAACAGCAGTATTGTTACTTCCAGTTGTATTAGTATCCATTGATTCACAACCAATAGCAGTATTACTAGCACCTGTTGTATTTTTACCTAAACTAGAATATCCAACAGCAGTATTATCATTAGCTGTGGTATTTGCATCTAAGGCTAAAGCACCTACCGCAGTATTTAAAGTTCCAGTTGTGTTTGCACCTAAAGCATCTCTACCAACTGCTACGTTGTTACTTGCTGTAGTATTAGAACCTAAAGCCCCATAACCAAAACCAGTATTATCATTTCCAGTTGTGTTTGCATCTAAAGCAATAGTACCTGTTGCAGTATTTCTTGTACCTGTCGTATTAGCAGTTAAAGCTTCATGACCAATTGCTACGTTGTTGTTAGCTGTAGTATTAGCATCTAACGCATTAGAACCTACAGCTACGTTCTGCGTTCCAGTTGTGTTTGCCAACAATGCGTTGTTACCAACAGCAGTATTATCATCAGCGGTTGTATTATTATATAAAGCATTTTGTCCAAGAGCAGTAAGTCTACTTCCAGTAGTACTTGTATAAAGACTGTCTTTACCAATAGCAGTGTTATCGCCACCAGTTGTATTTGCTCCTAAAGAATTTCTACCAACAGCAGTGTTAGCACCGCCTGTAGTGTTTGCATCTAAAGCGTTTGCACCGACAGCAGTGTTAACTGCTCCAGTTGTGTTTGATAGTAAAGCATTATGTCCAATACCAGTATTATTTGAAGCAGTTGAGTTAGTACCTAATGCTTCTCTACCTAAAGCTACGTTTGAAGCTCCAGTTGTATTTGCTGTTAATGCTGCAAATCCTATTGCGACATTACTATCTGCTGTCGTGTTGGCATCAAGAGCATTAGCACCTACAGCTACGTTTGCTACTCCAGTTGTGTTTGCTACTAATGAGTTATGACCAACCCCTACATTATTACTAGCAGTAGTATTTGAGGATAAACTAGAATTTCCAATGGCAGTATTTTGTTCGCCTGTAGTGTTAACAAGTAAACTTGATTGACCAAATGCTGAATTTCTAGCACCAGTAGTAGTTGCTGTTGCTGAGTTATAACCAACGGCTGTATTATTATTAGCAGTAGTATTAGCATCTAATGCGTTAGCTCCTACAGCTACGTTCTGAGTTCCAGTTGTGTTTTTATTTAAAGTCTGCATACCTACAGCAGTATTTGATGATCCAGTTGTGTTATCTCCTAGGGAATCATATCCAGCTGCAGTATTATTATTTCCAGTAGTATTATTTGTTAAAGAATTTGATCCTAAGGCTGTGCTGTAACTTGCAGTTGTGTTTGCATTTAAAGATAAATAACCTACTGCTGTATTATTACTTGCAGTAGTGTTTTCGAATAAAGCACCATGACCTAAACCTGTATTATAACTGCCAGTTGTGTTATTACTTAATGAAGATCCTCCAGTAGATACATTTTGTGAGCCAGTTGTGTTTGCATCTAAAGCTAAAGAACCTACAGCAACGTTAAAACTTCCAGTTGTGTTTGCTGATAAAGCAGCATATCCAATTCCAGTATTGTCACTTGCGGTTGTATTTGCATCTAAAGATTCCGCTCCTATAGCAGTATTTCTTGATCCTGTTGTATTGGCATCTAATGATACTCTTCCTATTCCAGTATTACCATTACCAGTAGTATTAGAATCTAAAGCATTAGCACCTAGAGCAGAGTTGTTAACTCCAGTTGTGTTTGCGTTTAAAGAGTTATAACCAACTCCAGTATTGTTACTTGCGGTTGTATTTGTTGCTAAAGCACCACGACCTATACCTGTATTAGCAGCACCTGTTGTAGTTGATACTAAACTATTTCTTCCTACAGCAGTATTACCACTTCCAGATGTATTAGCAGTTAAAGCTGAAAATCCAACGGCAGTATTTTCTCCGCCAGAAACAGCAGCATCTAAAGCACTTTCTCCAAGAACAGTATTACCAGCAACAGAGTTTGCACCTTTACCTACGCTTACGCTATTAAATATTACGTCTCCACTATGACCAGCTTCCTTCATTAAAGGAGTACCGCCAGCAGTACTTCCGTCATGGACGACAAGTACTTTTTTTGTTGTGTCTACGGTGACTTCTTTTGATACACCTGTAAACGAGTTATGTTCGGTGGTTGTTCCACCTCTAAGTTGTAATTGATCTGGCATTTAAATTCCTCCTAAGTTGTAAGTTGCTGATCCTTGTGCGAGTGATATTCGATTTGTTGGTATTGCTTCGTTTGCAAATGCTGCACCTGTTACTGCAAGTCCACCTAAGTCAATAGAGTTAGACCCTGCTGAAGCTGTATATAAAGCGTTAAAAGCTGCTGTTGCTTGTTTAGCAAAATCAATTGCAGTATCTACAATGTTGGTAAATACGCTTCCGTTAAATACTTGTAGTTGTTTATTACCAGAGTTGAAATATAAATCTCCTTCAGTTACAGCATTGCCTAAAGCATCCGAAGTAGGAGCTGAAGCTGCTGTTCCTAGATAAAGAGATAAGAAATTATTTAGATATGTTGAAGCGTTATTAACATTGGTGATATTTGTAGCAACAGTATTAACGTTTGCTATCGAGCCAGCAGTTGTATCTACATTTGCTATTGAACCGGCTGTAGTATTTACATTTGCAATACTTCCAGCAACCAGTCCTATATCTGTTCCGTCATTAGCAACTGTTGTTACGTTGCTACTTATCCCGGCTACAGTACTTACGTTTCCGCTTATACCAGCAACTGTACTGACATTGCTGTTATTACCAGCAACAGTATTTACGTTACTAATACTTCCAGCAACTGTATTTACATTATTGATAGAACCAGCAGTGGTATTAACGTTTGCAATACTGCCTGAAACATTACCTATATCTGTACCATCATTTGCAACAGTAGTTACATCAGATGAGATACCAGCAACTGTGGTTACATTGCCACTTATACCAGCAACTGTATTGATGTTTGAAGCATTACTAACAGCAGAGTTAATGTTGCTTGCATTACTAACAGCAGAGTTGATATTAGTAGCGTTACTAACAGCAGAGTTTATGTTAGTAGCATTACCAGCTACAGCATTAACATTACTAATTGCTCCAGCAACTGTATTCACATTAGATACATTGCTTGCAACTGTTGTTACCTCTGTTGCTTTAGGTACTAATCTGTGGAATGTATAAGTATTTAAAGTAGAAGTAGTTTCTACAATTAATCCAAATGTTGCAGCATAAGTTGTACTGTTTGCTGCTCCTGTAATAGTTACTGTTGAGTTACCTACAGTTCCATTACTAATAGATATTTGACCAGAACCATTAGAAGTTAAATTCTGAGATAAAGCTTGAATGCTGACTAAAGTACCAGCTCCATTATTTACATCAGGGTTTGTATTAGGAAAATTTAACTCGCTAGTTATTGGAACAAAACCACCAACGTCATCAACTAGATCTACAATTCTTGCATCAATAGCTGCCGAAGTAGCTACGAATGCATCAGAAGAGTTCCAGCTAACACCACTGGCAATTGTCTCCGAAGAGTTTTGCCGTAGGAAGTTGGCTTCCGCTTCAGTTTCTGTAAAGTACCTACCGTCTAATGCACCGTTTAGTAATTCGGTTTCTGTGTAATACCTGTTATCTAGTTGACCAGCATTAAGTTCAGTTTCGGTATAGTATCTATTGTCTAATTGACCAGCATCTACTTGATTTATTCTGTAGTATCTGTTGTCTAACTGACCAGCATCTAATTCTGTTTCGGTATAGTATCTGTTGTCTAAAGTTCCACTTGCTATATCAGCATCGACAATTGTTCCATTAACAATGTTTGCACTTGCTACTGTTATGTCGGTTGGTAAAGCACCTGAACCTAACTTTGTTAAAGCTACGGAGTCATTTAATAACTTAGAACCTTGTATATTTGCACTTGCATTTATATCACCGTCAACAATAGTTCCATCTGCAATTTTGGCTGATGTTACTATTGAATCTTTAAGATCTGTTTCTCTTACAAGCTGTCCTACAGCTTCTTGAGAAGAATATAAAATTTGTGTTTGGTTATCATTTAAATCAACCGCACGTATAGAAGAACCGGCAGCATAAACAGCTGCTGGATTATCTACATTTGTATTTCTATATATATGTACATTACCTGTACCAGATGGAGTAGCACTGTTAAATACTACATTTGTGTTTGATATTGTGTAGTCATTATTTGTTTGACCACTTGTGTTTTCAGTTTTGAGGTCCCATACTCCTGTTGTAGCGTTATAAATTTCTACTTTTAAATCACTATTCGCAAGAATCGGGAAAACGAAGGAAAAGGATGTACCTCCTCCGTTTCTAAAATGTTCAGTTGTCGCCATTTGTTTTTTACAAACGATTTGTTATTTAGTTGTGTTGTGGCGAGTGGATTATCGGGTGGGTATTAATGTTTGTTGTAATGTTTGATCTATATTTCCTTCTTTCACAAAATGTTCTTTGACACGCTTGTTATATTCACGTTGTCTAATATTGGCTAATGTTTCTTTATCTAGGTTTAATTCTGCCTGTCTTTTAGCATCACTAAATGCTCTATCTAATCTGTCAAATACTCCTTTAAATTTTTCAGTAGGTAAATCTTCACTAGATAAACCCATCTTTCTAGCAGCTTTGACAATATTTATAAAACCTTTAATACCATTTAATTCTGGATATTTAGAACCTGTATAAACAAGTTTATTAGCATCCTTCATTATTGTTGCTATATCTTTTTTATAAGTTCCTAGCTCTCCCATCTTGCTAAAAATTGCAGATTTCTCTGCTTCTTCTAATTCAGCACCACCAATACTTCTATTAACTTTGGTTAGTAAGTCATACTCAACATCTACTAAGAATTGTTTTTCAGGACTAATACTTTCAGAAAATTTAATAGGACTATATGTATTGGCAAATCTCATCCATATACTTTCTGGATAACCTACTTTGGTTCCATCAATAGGATCAAACTTTTCAGGTAGTGCTCCTTGTGGGTCAAACATATCTAGCCAACCGTTTCTATTTCTCCAGCCTTCTAGCATGCCACCTTTCATTTGACGTAAGGCTGGATTAATAACCCTACCCATTTCGTTACGCCATGAACCTAGTGGTCCCATTGCATTGTTTCCAAAACTGGCAGCCCATCTGTTAAATGCAAATCCATTACCTTGGAATATGTCATTCATAGGTTCAAGATTTGATAGGACTGATCTAGAAGTAATAGAAGAAGCAAATATATAAACTAATTTCTGTAAGGCATTTTCAATACCTTTTTCACTCATTAAGTCAAAGTTATCTACAGTGTCAGCCACAGTAAACATCCAGTCGCCTAATGGACCTAGGATATCTCCACTAGCCCATGTTTCAGTTCCGGGAATCTTATAGCTTCTACGTTTCCAATTTAAAGAATCTCTAACTCTTTGCCTTGCTTTGTTGTAGTGACCATTTCCATGAATCCTATCTCCCATTGCTGCATTAACTGCAAGCATTGTAAAGACAGTTCCCATAGCAACTTTACCTTTAACTTCATGTCTTATAGTTCTAAACTTTTGTAGATATGTTTCATCAAAGACTTGTCCTCTAGATTCAAGTATTTCTTTTATTTCTTCTGGACCAAAATCAGTAATCTTTTTATTACCAAATGTTCCCCACATCTTTTTATAGTCATTAGAAAGAATACCCATTGGACTATATTTTCCAAAGGTATCAATAATGTTTGCAGATGTTCGGGGAAATAATAAAAATGGTTTAAATACAGGATATCTATTTACTAGATCGTTTAATCCTTTAACTGTATCGCTATCTAAGTTAAGAGCTATTTCACTATTGAGATAGTTAACTCCAGCATCATCAATCATGCCTTCGTCATCAAACATATCTTTTCTTATTTTTTCAGATAATTCATCTAAATTCTTTTTAGATAAATCCTTACCGTCTTTAACTAATTGATTAAATGCTCTTGTTTTAGCTTCAGTACTAGCAACAACTGATCTGGAAAATCCATCCATTGCAGTCATACTATTAGCACCAAATCTAAGCCAAGGGTCATCTCCCATAGCTTGTAAGTTTTCGTATAACGTAACTAAAGCTTGTGGTCCGTATTCGCCTTTAGCTTCAGCAGCTTTAGCATAGTTTTGTAATACTTCTAGTTCATCAGCTACTTTGTTAGCAATATCTTCTCTCATTACATAAGAGACTTTACTAGGATCTGTAGCTACCTTTCTATAAACTTTACTCATATGCTTAGTAGCATTGATTAAAGTATCATCCATAGAAAAATATGTATAATGAGCTTTTCTTATTTCTGACCAATCTCCACTTAATCCAGCACCTATAAGAGTCGCCATAGGTCTAGCAGTTAAACCACCTAAGTTACCTTGTAAAGCTTTAATTGGTGTGGCAAATGCAGATAGAGTTGAGTTGTAGACATTACTAAACCAAGCTCTATTAATTATTGGAGATACATCAGGATTACCATCAATTATTGCTTTTTTAAATACACCTAACTTTTCAGACACCATCTTATTAAGTTGGTACATTGAAGTTATATCTCCGTCAGTTAGCTCGTTAGCAAGTAACAAAGGACGTAAGAAATCAGGATTAGTTTTAGCTGTATCTCTTAAAGTTTGTGCATAGTTTTTAGCGTTAGGTATTAGATCAAGAAATGTTTGCTCTCGTTCAGAAAGCATTGCTTCGCCAGCAGCTCGCATTACTTTTGGATTCTTAGTATTACTTGCATTTTTCCAAGTTTTCATAAACGCAAGAGTAGAACCAGCATCATATGCAGCTATACCTTTTTCAACTAATAAATATTCCAAACGGTCAGCTATTTGATCTATAGCTCTTTCCATTACCATGTTGTCATCCATAAGTCTGACACCTTCAGCAACGTCAGATACTTGACCAGCTAATGATGTAGCTAAATAAGCTCTAGCTTTTTTTGCATCTAAATCTAAAAGATCGTCACTTAACTTTTTAATAGTTTTAGTTACAGCGTTATAACCTTCTTTACCTACTACTTTGTTTACTCCATCTTCTAAAGTTTTCTTAGTCTCATCTAATAGTTTTTTCATATCTCCGGGAGACATCCTCGGATCAGATATTACTTCTGATAAACGATTACCAGCTTCATCTATTTCATCAAATGTAAGTTTTTTACCAGATGCTAATTCAGCTGAATATCTTCCACCGTTTTTAATTTCTTCTACTAACGATCTAATTAAAACTTCTTGAGTTCTATTATCTACTTCTAAACCATATTTAAGAGAAGCTTCAGATACAACACTACCTAAACGTCCATAACTTGTATCAACGTTTTTAGCTATACGTGTAGCATCAACCGCAGCCCCTAAAACACCGTCAGCATCTTTTGTTCTTACAGCAGATTCGCTAGGGTCAAATACATCATCAACTCCAAGCATTGGATCTTTAGAGTTTGGATTAGTACGTTTTAGGTATGCACCTAAATTATCTAGTTCTTTTTCTCTTCTAGCTGCATTACGCATTATGGTATCTTCGATTGGATTCTCTGCAAATTGAACGTCAGAAAATTCATCTTTAGTTAAACCATCTAATCTTTTTTGTAGTTGTGGATTTTCAGAAGTTAATGTAGTTACTCGTTTTAAACTTTTACCAGCTCTTGTAATGTAGGCAACACCTTCAACAACACTAGATAATAATCCAAGGATTGCTCCTTCATTTACATTCTTTTGTCTTTTAATATCAGGACTGTCACCATCATTAGTTGACCATGTTTCAGGAATAAACTGATATGTTCTCGGCCAGTATTTCTTTAAAGTACCAAATAAATTGTCATCTACTTTGTTTTGTTCAGCTACATAATCAACAGCTGCTCCAGTACCAACATCAGCACCAAATTTAGAAAAGTATGCAAATGATTGTCTGTTACCTAGTTTCTGTAACCATGGAGCTGTTTTACCAGATAGATGTAATTTAGTTGCTCCTTTTATAAGCATTCCTCTAAGACCTAAACTTGGTACAACAAGTCCAGATATGTTTCTTACAGCATTTGCTACATCGCTTTCATACTTCTTAGGTTTTTCAATGTTTAATTTATTTCCATAAGGCAGAGCACTTGTACCAAAATTCCATGCATCAGTCATTGTGTCAACGACACCTTGAGCTGGAGCTGAAGTTACGTCATAAAAGTCTCTAGCAAATTTGGTACTAGCATTAGCACCAAGTAAAGTTCCTTCTGGGTTATCTACTGTAAATAAATCTTTTGTTTGTGATGCATCACCTTTGCGTGCATCTCTTCTTTCTTGAGTGTTAAGAGTACCTTGAGTTTCAGGTTGTTCAACAGCCGTAGCTGCATCCTCAGTTGCTTGTACCTCTTGTTGAGCAGTAGTTGCTTCTAGAAGTTGATCTTTAATATTAATAAGATCTTCATTTGTAAGCTCTTCACCATTCTCAAGATCCCCTTGGGAATCAATTGGCATGATAGTAATTAGTAATGTTTATTGAAAAGCAGATCTTTTAGGTATCTCTAATTCTTCATCATCTGTACCTTGTTCAGATATAAACGCACATTGCCTTAGCAATTGATTAGTAGATAGACCTTCAAAACCCTTTTCTCTTATAAGGCAATTTATAAATGGATCACCTTGGCTATATATTTCAGTTATTGATTGCAATTCTTCAGGTATATTTTCTTTTGGTATTCCATATACAGCAGCTTGTCTTTCTAGTATTCCTCTGACACCACCAACGGCTTCAGGTTTACCATACAAAGAAGCCATAGCTTTTAGTTTTGGACTGTATCCTTCTCTACTTGCAAGACGTGTCATCTCTTGCATTACTTCAGTTTCACTTAAAAATACATTAGGTGTATCTAAAGCTTGTTGGATATTATTATCAGCCATTTCAAGTTTTACAGCTGTACTATAAAGATCCATAGTTAACTCAGTCTCTGCATTTTTTCTAGTAGTAGCTGGAGCAATTGAGTTCATATAATTTTCATATATGCCTTCAGAATTGACTACAAACAAACGTCCATCTTGCTCTCCTTGTTCTGGATCTCCACCACCTTGTTTTGTCCAAAAGGTTTCAACAGCAAGAGCTGCATTAACAGCAGCATTAGGATCACCAGCTTCAGTTAATCTAGTAAATTCTTCTTCAAACTTTTCAACTAACTTTCCTCGTACCGCGTTTACATGTGGCATTAAAGAACCGCGACTGCTTGTTCTCCAAAGTTCACTTTTGCCTTTAACAATTTGCTCTACTGCACTTCTTGAATCTTTATAGTTTTTATCTTCACGTGCTTTAGCTTGAGCTTGTGCTCTACTTAACCATTTCTTTTGTAGTTCAAAACTAGATCCTTCTACTTCTTCTACAGTTAATTGACCTTTTGTATAAGCAGCTTCAAACGCTGCATTATCAGCAATGTAAGAATCAAACGATTGATCTAAACCATCTATAAAAGTTTCGATATCTTTGTTTTCCTTAGCAAAAGCAAGTCTGTTATTGCCTTGGACTTCTAATAAATTCCTTTTAATGACTTCTACATCTGTACCCTCAGCTAATTGTTCACGTGCATAAGTTAAAGCAGCTTCGTTTTGTGTGTCATAGAGTTGATCTTTTTTAGTTCTATCAGCAGTTGCTTGTGTTTTATCTAGTTCCTTTAAGTTAGTATGCATTTCACCAGCAATAAGAGGAAACCTTTCTTCATAAGTCATACCGCCAGCATCCATTTTCATAGCTTGTCTGACTTGATCAGTACTAACATCATCTGTATGTTTTGCTAATTTATGAAGTCGATCTACTAAATCGTGTGATGCTCCTCCCATCCCATTGGGATAGTCATAACTGTATTCTTGTTTAAAATTTTCAAAAGTATATTCTGTATTCTCTTCATCTAATGCTTGTAAAAGTTTATTATTTTTAGTTCCTTCGTAGTTCTTATCCGCTTCATCAGTTAAAGCTTTCTGTCCACCGGGAGCAACTGTAGAAATATAATCCTTTACTTTTTTACCTACAGTATTTTTAATTAAATGTTTATTAGTTCCTTTCAATAAAGGATTACGAATTGTAAGTTGATTAGTAAATTGTTTAACAATTGCTTGTTGATCAGCAGCTGTAGTTGCTGCTTTATAAGCTGAAGCAAATCCTCCACTATGCCAATACTGTGGTACACCCTGCATGATGCCTTGGATAGTAGTCATCTTGTCATCATGTTGAGCAAATGGAGCTTGTTTTAAAATCTCTTGTGCAACATTATCGTTATTTTCGATGGCAACTTTAGTAGCTTTTCTATACCCGGGAAATCCTTCATTATAAAGCCATTTAGTATTAGCACTATATTTAGCTTGTTCTTCTGGATCATCCTTTCCGTACTCACCTTCTTCTAATTTCTGATATCTATTTTCTTTCATCTTGTCAGATGCCTTCTTAACTGTGATTGAAAAGTCTGCTAAAGACTCAATCATTTTCATAGGCATTGCTGCATTTATTTCACGTGTTCTATCATTCTCTTGTTCGAGTTGTTCACGCCTGTCATAACCTCTATTTATATCATCATAAGAATCTTGTAGTTGCGAAGCAAAGTCCGCAGCTTCTGTAAAATTAAAAAAACTGTTTGTCATAATTTATTAAAATGCGGTATAAATGCCAGCAACTTTCGACCCTATGGATAACGCATCCATAAACATAGCTGCTCCAACGTTTTGCATTACTGGTTGAGGTGGTGCAACATCTGGTATAGGTTGAAATGCAACCTTGGCAAATGCTTGATCCTTATATGCTTTAAATTTAGAAACTTCCATTGATTTGGCTTTGGCAAGTTCTGTATCGTTTAATAAAACTTGTCTAGCTATTTCAGAAGTATCTCTTCCATACTTAGCAAGCTCAATTGTTTTCATTCTTCTGATTGATTGACCAGTTTGACCAGAAGCCATAATCTTCCCGTAGTCACTGTTCTCAACCATATCTCTGTATAACTCTTGATACTTTATTTGTGCAGCATCTCTGGATTTGTTTTGCTCTAACTGTTGATTAGTTGAAGCATAGGCTTGAGCTAATCCAGCATTGTCTACATCTATTTCGTACTGATTTTTTTGAGCATTATAAATGGATATTGTTTGCATCCAGTTACGCTCTCTTCGCTCATTTTCATAAGCATATCTTCTTCTAGCATTAGCATTAGCTGCCTTAGCTTGTGCTCCTAAACACACGGCAAAACTCCATAAAGGATAAATTATTAGGTCCGTGTTTTAATTCCCGTAAAAATTTGAACCCTAGGAATCTGAGTAGTTTTATATGAACTCTGTTTCGTTTAT